TTAAACTTTTACCACCAGTCAGAACCTATGAACCTGAAGAAAAATTATATCTGGCGGTACTTAATCAAGCTATTAAAGATTACCTCAGATTTAGAAAACAAAAAGATTATGATTGGTTTTTTAGTGACGATTGCAAACAAATCTGTTTATGGATTGATGTTGAGCAGTCCTACTTGATTCGCTTAATTAGGTTGGTTAATGGTGCAAAACAAAAACATAAATAAATATTTAGCAATAGATGTTTTGGAATTTGTCACCCAACAATTAAAGAATGGATGCACCTTAAAAGATGTAGCTGAAAACTGGTTAGATAACTGGGAAACAATAAATTTATCTTATGGAACAGTCATTCAAGCGATGATTCGGCAACATCAGAAAAGTTTTAATAAAATAGCAGAACGAGATAATAATTATGATTACAGTTAAACTATCACCAGAACTATACGACAAGGCTATGGGCTTGGCTAATCATCGTTATCAAATAAGTAAAGCATCAAAGTTTATTAATCAAAAACAAGATATTTTAAGGTCTGAAATGGATATAGAACGTATTGGTACAGCAGGTGAATTTGCAGTAGCTGAGTTATATAATCTGGATCATCCCTTGCCAAGTGGCTACGATAATGGACATGATCTGTGGTTTTATGGAAAGTCTTTGCAAGTTAAAACATCGTTTTATGAAAAGTGTAAATTAATATTTAAAGATAAACAAAAGTTTGTATCGGACTTTGCCATTCTTGTTTATCAAGACACCCAACATAAAGAAAAATTATCAATAGTTGGGGCAACATCAAGAAAATATTTTATTGAGTTTGCTAAAAAAGAAAATTTAGGTAATGGCGATGTCTACACACTGGAACAAAATCAAATGGCAGAACCAGAAGAATTTTGGAAATACATTATGGAAACACGTTACAAAAAGGCTATTTGATGAACGATTTACACTTCATAAATAAATCAAAATTAAAGGATAAGTTTGCAACAGTACCAAATAGTATTATTCAAAATTTTGGTCTAAGTTTAGATGCACGAGGTATGTTAATTTATTTATTATCATTACCTTCAACCTGGCGATTAAATATAACTGATCTATGCAAAAAAAATAATATCGGCAGAGATAAATGCTACAAAATAATTAAGCAACTTATTGATTTTAAATACATAATTAGAAAACAGTCCAGACAAAAAAGCGGAAAAATCATAAACTACGATTATTTTATTTTTGACACTCCGCAAAGCCAAGAAATCCAACTGCTTCCTGAAAAGCCGTATCCTGAAAAGCCGTATACGGAAAATCAGCACACATATAAAAGAAACAATAATATAAAAACACATAATATAAATATGTCCAAAAATGATAAAGAATTTGAACAATTTTGGTTGTTGTGGAAACGTAAAGAAAAAAAATCAGTTGCACAAAAAAGTTTTAATATTGCCTTAAAAGAAGTTGATATTGATTTGTTGTTAAAAAAAACCAAAGAATTTAATTTAGAGTTAGAAAAAAATAAAACAGAAAAGAATTTTATTCCGCTAGCAAGTTCTTGGCTAAATCAAAAACGTTGGGAAGATGAGTATAATGATGTTGAAGAAACACCTTCAGAAATACAAATATTAAAAAGTCGTATTGCAAAAGTAAAAATAGTTTCAGGGTATGAACTAAGTAAAGAAGATAAATTAAAAGCAATCAAATATGGATTAATAAATGCCAAGACGTAAAAAGAAAAAACAGTATAAAGCAAAAAATTTACGATTTGAAAATCAAATACCAGTCTATAACGACTTACCAACTACAGAACAATTACGAAAAAACGTCTATGATTATGAAGTAACAGAAACAAAAATAACACGAGCAAGACGTTTGAATCAAACATTGTTGGATACCTATTTGCTAAAAAAACTTATCACTGAATCACAACATGACGCAGGTATTAAATATTATAAACTGTGGCGATATTCAGGATTAGAACCTAAAACAACGTCAGCATTAAAACCTGTTGTTAGTTCCGGTTCACAAAATACAGTTGGACTAATGCAAGGTGATAACTATGTTGAATTACAAAAAGCAAGGATGCAATTAGGAAAACCATTAACCAGTATTTTAGATAGTGTTATTCTGTATAACGAACCAATAAAAACTTGGGAGGTTAACTACAACGTCAGATCAAAGACGGGTATGACAGTCTTAATTGTCGGTCTTGATACTCTTTGTGATATTTGGGGTATTAGTTAAAGGCTTATTAGAATCATACTGTTTCAGTGCAAACTCTAAATAACTTACATCTAAACCTAATCGTTTTAATTCACGATTTAAATATTTATAACATTTTAATAAATTAATTATTGGTTCACCCTTTTTATCAGCACGCAAAATATATTTAATCATACATGCACGATAATGATTTAAATTAAAAGCATCTATTATTTCAAACACTTCAATTTCTTTGCCATCTAACGTTACAGCTTTGTAATAGTTTGGATTAATCGGTGTAATATTACTCTTCATATAAAACACAGAATAAGCCAAATAAAAATAATGGAATACTTAAAACACAATTCAAATAATTAGTCTCAACTAAATGATGAATTGCATACACAATGCTAAATGGTAATAAAAACAAACCAAATAGCTTAGTACCATAAAAAAATATTTTATCTAACATGACTAGATATTATTCCTTATTGGTATAAAATACAAGTAAATATAATAAAAATTGTATATGGTATTGACAAGGCAACCAGAAATGATAGATTTAAAGAAAAGTTCAAAAGACTTTTTTTTTAATGATCAAAAAATAACCTCACGTATAATAGACAAGCCTAGTTCATACCTCGTACTAGGCTTATGTTTGAATTTATTGTTATAACAACTTTATTTACAGTCAATGGAATTGTAGATAAAGAAACTGATGTAATCATGGGTAACCATTGTCCATATAGTTTCAAACAGTTTAATGAAATAGACAGAACCATATCCATAACAAGAGATGGATTAATTAAAAAAAAAGGTAAAGTCTTAATTGCTAAAACGTGCAGAACTAAAAAACAAATAATGCAAGAACGAAATGTCAAAAAAGCCAGTAAAAAAAACACCAGAATTATTAACAAAGATTTGTCAGCTAATAACAGAAGGTAAATCCGTACGATCTATCTCAAAGCTAAAAGACATGCCAACAGTTCAAGCTATTATGAAATGGCTGAACAATGATGAAGAGTTTAACAAGATGTATCAACAAGCAAGACAAAATCAAGGTGACTTGTATGGTGAAATGATTAACGATATTTGTTTAGAGTTATTAACTGGACAAAGAACAGACTTTCAGAATTGTCGTGTTGCTATAGATGGATTGAAATGGACTGTAAGTAAAATGAATAGTAAGTGGTCAGATAGACAGATATTGGACGTTAACCAGACGAATTATGTTGATGAATTGACGAAGGTTCAAAGCGAAATACAAAGAAGGATGTTAGAAAAAGGCAAGGGAAATAAAGGGTTAGAAGTTATTGAGGGGGCAAAACCACACAACTCGTTTAGCACTACGCACGAGGAAAAAAACGAAAAGTCAATAAAATCAAACACTTAGATAATTATTATCCTGGACTTTGGTTAGATACACCGAAGTTTAAGTAACAATATCAATAACTTACAAACGTTTATACATAGATTATACATTTGGTAGCCTGGATTTAATTATTTTTATACCCCCCACGTCATAAAAAAGACCACGGGCGGTTATTATAGTTATACCTCCCTCATACTACCCCCCTTGTTTTTTAGAACAACCCA